TGTATGTAACGAATTTAATCGGGCCAAATCAGATATAAAATACATAGAATCTTGTGCTGCAAGTACACCGTTTATAGGAACTGTTTTTAATGGTGATGATAATCCTTCTCCTTATGATAATTGTCTATTAACAGTAAAAGAAGATTGTACAGTAGATGATATTGAAGAGATTGTAGAAAAACTTAGAGAACCAGAGTTTTACAATAAAATCAAAAATGAACAATTTGCTATGCTAGATAGAGAAGAACGCTGGTTAGAATCGGCAAGCTACGTAAAAAAGTGGTTATCTATTATATAAACATACTATACCCAAACAAGGACAAACAAAAATGAAAGACGAACAAAAAGATAAAACAGAATCAACAGAAAAAGAAACTACGTTATATCCTATGTTTGGGTATGGTATGGGAATGAGTGGAGAATCATATAACGATTGGATGAACGATTTGGTATATGATTTAATACAAATGGATAAGATAGATCCAGATAAATATGAGAATAAAGAAGGTTATAGAGTTCCATATGTACCACTTGAAGATATATTAAGAGCATGTAACATAGACAAACAACTTGATTTATTGGTATTAGAATCTGAGTGTTTTAATAAATATTATTCAGAAGATTGTTTTTATTTGTGGTTTGATGATGAAATATTTGAAGAAACATTAACAACAATAGAAAAAAAGAATATTACATTGACGGTATTACATGAGATGGGCTTAAAATTATTAAAATTAGAACAAATTCATACAATGTTAGATATAGTAGAATTTTAAAAAGAAATATAAAAGTCCAAAAAACAAAATAGTCCAAAAAATAAAACTATATATTGTATATATGAAAGGATAAATCAATGAATACTATAACTAAAAACGATATCGATATTGTAAGGAAAAAATTAAATTTAACAAAAAACTCTAGAATATTAAATATATCTCACGATGATATGGATGGTTCTGGTTCTGTTATCCCATTGTACAATTATTTTGAAAATTTAAATACATTAAGGGTTAAATATGATAAAATAGATCTTTGTGTTGAGAATATAAATTATAACAAATATGATGCTGTTATATTAACTGATATATCACCTAGTGATCCTGATTTAGTTAAGGATGTTGATAATTTGATTATTTTGGATCATCATATATCTTCTATATGTAATCATGATCCAGAAAATATGCGATTTGTATATGTTGGTGAATCTGCTAGTAAATTATCTCAGAAATTTGTATCAATGTATTTTAATGAAGACTTATCTTATTTAGATAAATTAATAAATTATATCAATGATTATGATATGTGGATAGATCCCTATGGAAATAGTTGGTATTTTAATCTATTACATTATTGGTATTTGAAGAAAGATAAGTTTACTTATGTTAAATTTGTACAGCGTTTTTGTGATGGTAACATTGTTTTTAATGAAGATGAGCAAAATTATTTAACACAAAGAAAACACGAATTAGAACAAAATTGGGATAAAGTTAAAAACGATTATTATACATTACAATACAATATTAATGGTGCATTAATATTTGAAAATGATTTTGTGAATGAGATTGCACATAGATTAATGGATGAATTTAATATAGATATGGTTATTAATATACATCCTAGGACATTTAGGGGTTCTATACGATGTAATAATAAAGATATTGCTATGGGAAACATTCTTAAGGAATTAAAAATAGGTGGTGGACATGATGCTGCTGCTGGTTTTTATAACAAAGATATGGAAGGATGTAAAGTAAATATTGATACTTTATGTAAACATTTATCAAAAAATTATAAACAATTGGTTGTGTGATATATGAAAATAGAAACTAGATTATGTGTAGTATGTAAAATAGAAAGGTCTATTGATGATTTTTCGAGATGTGGAAAACGATGTAACGCATGTTATAAAGAATCACGGAAAAAATCTGATAAAAAATATTACGAAAAAAACAAAGAAAAAAACAAAGAAAAACGTAAAGCCTATTATCAAAAAAATAAAGAAATCCTTAAAGAAAAAAGTAAAATATATTATCAAGAAAATAAAGAAACTATCAAAGAAACTTGTGCTATATATAGAGATAAAAATAAAGAAACCATCAAAGAAAAAAGTAAAATACGAAATAAAATATATTATCAAAAAAATAAAGAAGTTATTAAAGAAAAACATAAAGTGCATAGTAAAATATATTATAAAGAACATAAAGAAAAACAAAGTACGTATTATAAAACATATTATCGAGAACATAAAGAAATCATTAAAGAAAAAAGTAAAAATTATTACGATAAAAATAAAAGGATTAATTAATGTTTAAGAACATATATTTCGATAATAAAAACAAACAAATCCATTTAGTAGAAACGTACAATGGAAAAGATGTAAAATCAGTAGAAGATTTTGCATATACATTTTATGTACAAGATGGAACTGGTAAATCTAAAATAAAAGATGTTAATAATGTTCCTGTAGTAGTTCAAACATGTAAAGACAAACGAAGATTTAAATTTTTAAAAGAAAGTGGTTTAAAATTATACGAATCGGATATAAATGAAGAGATACAATTTCTTCAACATAGATATAGGGATGTAGATTTAAAACCAGATATAAACGATTTTAATATTGCTTATACTGATATAGAAGTAGAATCAGAGTTTACCTTTCCAAAACCAGAAGATGCAAAGTATCCTATTAATCTTATTACTGTATATAGTAGTAAAACAAAGGAATACTATACATGGGGAATTAGGCCATATACTGGTGATTCTAAATTAGTGGGTAAGTATTTTTATTTTGCAGAAGAATCCGAAATGTTAAAAAACTTTATTTGTTGGTTTCGTGATCAAGAGTTTAATATTCTTACGGGATGGTTTTCCACTGCATTTGACGTACAATATATACTTAATAGAAAAGAAAAATTAAACATAAAAGAAAACCTTACTAAATTAAATAAATATTATCATGAAAATAGAATAACTATAACTACCGATAAACAAGGTAGAACAATGAAACGTAAAGTTTATTATTGTAAAATAGCGGGTTTAATATTATTGGATTCGTTGGAGTTATATCAGAAGTTTACATTCGATACATTGGAGTCATATTCTCTTAATTTTGTTGCACATCATTTAGATTTAGAAGGTAAATTAGAATTAGGTGGACAAGTAAATAATGAATGGAAAAATAACTGGAATAGATTTGTAGAGTACAATATTCAGGATGTGATTTTAGTTAAACAGATAGATGATATTAAGAAACATATAAAGTTGGCTATTCAATTTGCGGCAGAAGCATTAATACCTATAGATAAAGTATTTTCTTCTATTGCTACAGTAGAGGGATATATACTTAGAGATTTACATAAAAACAATATGGTAATGTCAGATAGAAAATCATATGTACACGATGAATGGAAGGAACGTGGATTATGGAAACAAGATGGTATATTACAAAACGTAAAAGATGGAGAAAAAGATTTTCCTGATTTTTCTGTTAAAGGTGGACATGTAGAAGCGAATGTAGGAATATATAATGATGTTATGTCATATGATTTAACCTCGTTGTATCCTTGGAATATGATACAATTTAATATATCCCCAGAGGTAAAAGTATTTGATCCTAGTCCAGAACGTATAGCACAAGGAGATTTAATAAGTACACCAATTAACGGTGTATATTACCTTAAAAACAAAAAAGGAATTATTCCCCAGATTGTAGAAAAGATTTTTAATGAACGTAAAGAATTTAAAAAATTAAAATTTAAATATTTAAATGAAGGTAATGAAAAATTAGGAGAATATTACGATTCTCAACAACATATTAAAAAAATTAAAATTAATTCAGCATATGGTATAATTAATAATAGATATTCTCATTTTTTTGATGTTGATAATGCTAGAGTGATTACCAGAGCAGGAAGAGTATTGATTAGATTTTTATCAGATACTACAAATAGATACATAAAAGAATGTTGGCACTCTATCGCACCAGATATATTCCCTGGATTAAATGAATATCCTAAAATAAAAAATGATGTGGTAATACTAAAAGATACTGATAGTTTATATTTATGTTTACATGAAATAAAAAAAATATATGCACCAGAAATGCCTTTAATTGATTTTTGTCATAAGATGGATAAAGAAGTATTTGAACCTTTCTATGAACGAATACTAAAAATATATGCAGATAGATATAATGCCAAACAAGTACATAATTTCAAAAGAGAAGATATAATTTCTAAACAATTAGTATTAGCCAAAAAGAAATACATCAAATTATGTCTACAAAGTGAAGATGTTATATACGATGAACCAAAGTTAAAAGCAACAGGTGGAGAAATAGTAAAAAGTGATGTACCCGTTGTATGTCGTAATATGATCAAAGAAACCGTAAATGTATTGTTTAAAGGAGAACAACCAGATAAAACAGAGATATTAAATCATCTTAAAAGAGTTAAAAAACAATATAAAGAACAAAAGATAGAAGAAATTTCATCTAATAAATCAGTAAGTGAATATACAAAATATGCTAAAGATACAAGTTTTTATGTACAGCATGGAAATTTAATGTACAAAAAAGGATGTCCTATACATGTAAGAGCAGCAATGAATTATAATTATATGGTAGAAAAGTATAATCTTCCTTATGTACAAATCGGAAATGGGATGAAATTCAAATATGTATATATAAAACAAAAAAATATATTGGGTACACATGTAATAGCATTTATTGGAAATTGGCCAAAAGAATTTGATAAATATTTTAAATTGGATTATTCATTACAATTTGAAAAAACATTTTTGAATGCAATACAAAATATATATAATGTAATGGATTGGGGTAAAATAAACTTTAAAGCTGGTGGACTTAATAAATTTATGAGGAAGAAATGAATTTTAAACATTTTTCAATAACTACAATCAAACCTTCAGAAATGATAACAGTATTAAGTTTTTTTTGGGATGAAATAAGAAGATATGAATTTGGTGACAATTTAGAACACGAAATAGGTTTTATAATATGTAATGTATATTTTTCTATAATATGGAAATGTAAATATGATTCTTGGGATGGAGATAGGATTTGATATGATTGTAGTTGTACTAGGAATCTTGTTTTATTGGGCTATATGGAGCTATATAAGCGACTTTATTGTATTGTACATACCAATGCCTCCAATGCCAGTTAAACACTTCATATACCTTAAAAAGAACGAACCATCGATAGGCTGGACAATATCATGGTTTAGTTTATGTATAGTAAGATTGGATATAGATGGAAATAAAGAATTTAAGATATTTTTTAGAAATAAATAAGGAGAGAATCAAATGACAAAAGTATTTTTAGGTGGTACATGTAATAGTACGTGGAGAGAAGAATTGATACTTAGTCTTAGAATAGACTATTTTAATCCAGTTGTAGATAATTTGACATCGAAATATCAAATAGAAGAAATTAAACAAAGAGAAGAATGTGATTTTTGTTTATATGTTATTACTCCAAAAATGACTGGTATGTATTCTATTGCAGAAGTAGTGGATGATAGTAACAAACGTCCAGATAAAACAGTATTTTGTGTTATGGATGAAGATGATGGTGATGTATTCGAAGAGTATCAAATTAAGTCGTTATATATGATTAAAAAAATGATATGGCAAAATGGTGGAAATGTATGTGAAAATTTAAATGAAGTTGCTAATTATTTAAATGGATATTGATATATGTTTTACGATTATAAATGTAAGAAATGCGAACATGTACAAGAGGAACGGCATAGTATCATGTTAGAACCAAAAATTAGATGTGAGAAATGCAATTCATTGTGTACACGTCAAATGCCAACTACAGCAAACTATATATTGGTAGGTGATGATTGGGCTGATAAGAGAGGAAAGAAAAATGATAACAAAATGTGATAAAATTATATATGCTAAAGAAAATGAAATTCGTTTGGGCGATTTATTGATTTTAAACGGACTAGCATATAAAGCATGTATTATCGATAAAGGACGTGCAAAGGATGAAGGTCTTGATGAAATAGGTTTTACAAAAATATAATAAGGAGAAAAAATGAAACTATTAAGTGATAGAGTAAAAATTGAAATAATCCCTGAAGTAGAAATTAGTAATGGTGGTCTATTTATGGCCAAAAATTCTGTAACTGGTTTAAGAAATAATTATCGTAAAGGAAAAGTAATTGACGTTGGTCGTGGTAGAACTTCTAAGGATGGAACTATCATTCCTATGGATGTTAAAGTTGGAGATATTGTGATGTATCCGATTGGTACATTCAAAGTACATAACGATGAAAAGAATGAATATCATCTTATATTTGAGTCTGATATATATGCTATTTTAGAAGAGGAAAAATAATATGTCAGAATTTATTTTAATAATTATAGTGGGATATATAATAGGAAGAATATTATGGCAACCTTTTCGAAGAATAATGATTTTAAATAAGATGGAAACAATGGAAGATTGTGATTTCCCAAAGGAGAATAAATGAGTATATACGAAACATTAATGAAAAATAAGGATGTTATGGATCTTGTTTTAACAGAGGAAATGGAAAAAGAAAATGTAGATTTTTTATCTACTGGTGTAATTGGATTAAATTTATTGGTAAGTGGTAAGGTTGACGGTGGAATACCAATTGGAAGAATTACTGAAATGGGTGCTCCACCATCATTAGGAAAATCGTTTGTAGCACTTACATTAATTAAGAATGCACAAAAGAAAAAGATAGATAAAAATAAAGGTATGTTTTGTATATTCGTAGATACAGAAAGAGCATTTGATTTTGAATGGGCCAAAAAAGTTGGTATCGATACATCAGAAGATAAATTGATGGTTATACAAGAGAACATGATTGAACCTGTACAATCTGCATTAATGAAAATTTCTAAATCACTTACAACAGAAGAAAAGAAAAATATGTTTATTGTAATTGATAGTTGGGGAAATTTAGTAACAGATAAAACGTTAACTGATTCTGAAAAAGGAAAAGATGTTAAGGATATGACTGTTACACAAAAGAAAAATACATTAGCTAGATTATTATTAACAACTAAGTCAACTGTATTTGTTGCTAACCATACATATGCAAACATTGGTGGTTTTGGTGATCCTATGGCAATTCCAGGTGGACAAGTATTATATCACAATTGTTCTAGTGTTATATTGGCACGTAGTAAAGCAAAGGATAAAGAACTTGATGAAATTACTGGACAATTGATAAGTTGTATATGTGTTAAATCTAGATATGGAAAAGAGAAATCAAAATTTCAATTCAGAATTAAACATGATGGTGGATTAGATATATTTTATGGTTTAAAGGATTTAGCAATAGATCATGGATGTATAGAAAAAGTTGGAAGTAAATTAACTAGACCATTTGTAAAAAAGGATAAGAAATATTGGGAAAGAGAAATTTATACATCAGAGTTTTGGCTACCTATATATAAGGATACTGATTTTATGAAATATTTAGAAGAGAGATTTTCTTTTGATGGTAAAGTGTTGGATGTATCGGTTATGGAAATACAAGAGGAATTAAATAAATGAGCGAAGGTTTAACACCACAAAAATTTGAGACTTTATTATTACAATTATTATTCAGGGATAAGGATGCACAAGGGAAAATCTTGCCATTCCTTAAAACTGAAGTATTTGATGGTTTTGAGAATCGGGAAATAGTAGAGGCAATATTATCACATCATAATAGATATGATAAGTTTCCTACTATACCAGAATTAAAGTTGAAGATCAAAAACAAAGATACATATGAACATCTTACAAATGAATTAACCAAAGGAATAAATGAGGAGTATGATGATAAATTTATTAAAGAAGAAGTGGAACATTTTTTTAGAGACAAGTTATTATATAATGAGTTGTTTATTACTTTGGAAGGAATCAAAAATGGGGATGATAGTATTAAGTCATCTTCACCCGATAGAATGCGTGATGCCAATGCATTTAGTTTTGATACTTCTGTTGGGTTAGACTTCTTTAGCTCAGGAGAGAAGCTATTTGAGTCATTACATGAGAAAGATAAAGTCATTCCAACTGGTATACGTAATATAGACAGATTAATTAAAGATGGATTTCATGAGAAAACGCTAACGTTGTTTTTAGCTGAATGTGTACATAAAGATACACATGTTAGAATTAGATTTAGAAAAAAAGATGATTGGACATATAAAGAAGTTTCTATTTCTGATATCAAAGAAATGTTAAATGAATATGATATTGAGGTAGATTCTCCTGATGGATATATACCAGTTAAAAAATATGTAGAGAAAGGAAAAAAAGAAATTTGGGAATTACATATAAACGATAAAACTATAAAATCCAGTAAAAATCATTTATATGATACTGATAAGGGATGGTGTTTTGCGAAAGAATTGAATACAAATGTACATAAGATATTGTGTGATGATAATAAATACCATTCGTTTGATATTAAAAATACTCACGAAAAAGAAGATGTTGTAGATATATCAGTAGATCATTCTAATCATAGATATTATACAAATGGAATATCTAGTCATAATACTAATATGGGTAAAAGTTTAATTAAAGCTGCTTTTGCGACTAATGCATTATTACAGAATAGACATGTACTGTATATAACTCTTGAAATGTCAGAAAATAAGGTAGCTGAAAGAATAATGGCTAATTTATTTGATGTAGAATTAAAAGATTTATATACAATACCCAAAGATAGGTTTATGAATATATTTGAAAAAACAAAAAGCGCACTTGGAAATAGATTAGTAATTAAAGAGTTTCCAACACGTTCAACAAATACGAATAGAATACGAAATTTATTAAAAGAGTTAGAACTTAAAAATAGATTTATACCTGATATTATATTTGTGGATTATATAGGTATAATGATACCCAATAGATTGAATAGACAAAATAATACTAATACCGAGTTTAAAGAAATTTCAGCAGAATTACGTGGTTTGGCAATGGAAAAAGCAATACCGATTGTATCATCCATGCAGACGAATAGAGGTGGTTTTGGTGAATCAGAATTAGATTTAACGGACATAGCTGATTCGATTGGAACTGCTGGAAATGCTGATATAATCATAGGTGTATCACAAACAGATGAAATGAGAATAGCAGGAAGATATTTATTTCTAATACTTAAAAATAGATATGGATTAAATAAAATTCAAAGTATGGTAGGAGTTGATTATAATAAAATGAGATTATATGAAGTTAGTGATGACAATGAGGATACTAATGTAAACAAATCTCCACAAGCACCTAAAGGATCTGAACATATAAATATGGTAGATGACACTGCTGTAAATATTTTAAAAACACTAAAAGGAAACAAAACAGCAAATAAAAACAAGATAATAAATGGTGGAAAAACCAATAAGGATATACAAATGTAATTATGATAAATGTTAATTTTTTACATACAATAATAGATGAAGTTATAGACGAAAATTTATTTCAAAAAATAACACACGAACAATTTTTTGTACTAATCAAAAAGGCAGAAATAGATTTAGATAAGTTATCATCCAAGAAAAAGAAAAACGATTATATACCATTTCATAGGTTTAACTTTATATTAAAAGAATTACACGAGAAAAAAGAAGTTGATATAACGGATTCCTGTGTATATATACTTACAGAGATGTTAACTATGAAGGATTTGATAAGTTGTTTGAACGATGAAAACAAGTATATATTACGGATGTCATTGGCAGTGCGCAATAATATACGGGAAAAAAAGTCTTCTTTGGAATCCCACATGTACAGGCGAAAAAAAGTCCAAAAAACAAAATAGTCCAAAATATAAAAGGTTATATTAAATATATGATTACATCAATAAATGCATTTAGTTTTTTATATAATTGTAAACAGCTATTTATAAACAATAAAGATGTTGATATAGATAATAAGGTTAATTCGTTTCATTTTAATAAGCAATCTAAATTTATAATAGATTTATGTGCTAAAATAGT